ATATCTTTTTTCATATGTTCTATTTCAACATTGTGAACGGCTACTGTTTCTTGCACTTTATCTTCCATGTTAACACTTCCACCTCTTACGAGCTTGACGTAACCTTGAGTTTGGATTCTTAGCTGCCTTTGGAAACTTCTTCATTTGACCTGCACTACGTGCACAGAATGATTTACGTCTCTTAGCAGCTTTAGAACCTTTTTTGACTTTTCCAGTTACGGCTGTTTTCAATTTACTACCAGGGTTGGCTTTACGATAGGCTGCAACACCTTTCTTAGTCATTCCTGCTCCAGCTTTAGTCTTTCTAAAATTACCAGACTTAACTGAAGTTTTAATTCCCATTCCTTTTCGTTTGACTGTTTTTTTCTTAGTAACGGCCATACTTATCCACAGAATAGTACTGTATTAGTAACATTAGTAATAGTAACCACAGAAAAATCTGTAATGCTACTACCTGTCGATGTTGTTAATATACCCATACCAGGAAGGAACATATCTTGTGTTCCTGTTGCACTTGCTGGTGTTGCTATATTTAACAACTCTGTACCTGAGCTACTATTTAAATTAACTTTTATGCTACCCGCTGAACCACTAGCTAAATAATAGAACCCTTTTAGTCGAGTTCTAGGTAAAGCTATTGACCCAGTAGTTCCTATACTTACGTTTCCTGCTGAAGCACCTGATGCAGTGATACTTGTAATCTTAGCAAAAAAATTACTAGAAGAAGCTGTACTAGCATTAGCACCTGTAACGACTTCTGTAGTTGAGTCTCCTGTTAGTGTGTTACTTACAGTAATACCAACGATAGTAAAAGTAATACCGCGGTCATCACCTGCAGAAGTAAATAATACTTTATAACCTACACCGTTAGGACCTGCGTCATTTGTAAGTAGGGTTAGAGCCCCAGCTCCTCCAATCGATGCTGCGGCTCTATAGTATGTAGCACTAGTGGAAGGGGTTACTGCCCATATATCTCCATTGTTGCTCATATCTTATCTCCTATTAAGCAATAGTTGCTATTGGTGAAGAAAGTGTTTCTGCTTTCCATGTAGAGTTTGTACCATCATCAGATACACATGTTAATTTCACTCTTGAGTTTACAATTGTTGAGTTTCCTAAAGTTAATGTATCACCTGCAACATCACTAGCTGGGTTAGCAGCTGTACCACCCATAAGTTGTAAAGCACCAAAGAAATTAGACACTGCTGAACCTGGTAAAACGAAAGTAACAGTTTTAGCAGCACCTACAGCTGTAGTTACAAAAAATTCATAGGATACTCCTACGTTGCCTGTGCTTAACGCAGGCATATTAACAACGATATCGCCTGTGCCATCTACTTCAAATAAAGTACCTGATTGAGCTGCTGTTAAAGTTGTAGTAACAGCACCGCCTGTGTTTAGTGTTGAGTTATCTACTACGACTGGACCATTGAAACCTGCATTTGAGGTGACTGGACCTGAAAATGTTGTTCTTGACATTATAATATCTCCATACAAAGTTCAAACTTATCTATCGTGTATGCGTCTGTCGGGGCAGTTAGATAAGTTATATTGTTCCCGATGGTTTAAATTATACTCTTTTTGAAATTAATTTAAAGAAAAAAAGAAGCTCCCTACGAGAGATGGTAGAGAGCTTCGATGAATACCCAGAAACTATGAGAAAACTAGGTATCCAAAACACTTAGTGCATTAAGCACCTTGTGAACCCCACATTCCTAGTGGGTCTGACCAACCAAATGAATATCTTTCACGGGCTTTGTATCTTACATTACCTGTGTCGAAATCACCGTCCATAGATGTAGTTAATGGTGTTCTAACAAAATGTTTTAGACCATTTGGTACATCGGTTGTTAGGAAGTATGCATCAGTATCTGTTAGATAGTGATTAATTGCATACCCTTCAGGTATCGCACCATTAGTTCTAATAGCGTTGATATCGTTATCAGCTGTAGCTGTACGTAGCTCAGTATCTAATAAACGTGTAGCAACGAATTGTAAGCTTGGTGGGATAATTAGTTTACGTGGCTTAGCAGCAATCAATAAACCTCTTTCATCTGTCCACGCAGCTATTTGAATAACCGCATTTTCTAATGATGACTCGTTTAAGTCAGCAGCTGTTGTTTGAGTATTGCTATTTGTACCACCTGATACTAATGGGTGAGCTGTGCTAAATAATGTAACACCATCACCACCTGTAGGACCACCTGAGAAACCATTGTTTAATACGTTAGCAGCTTTCACTTGTTTTGTGTTAGCCATTGAACGTGCTAAAGCTTTTGTGTATCTCGCAGATAAAGTATCGTAAAGGTTATCCTCTACAGCTTCTTCTGTTAGTGAGAAACCTAAAGCTATGGTTTCGTGGTTATATCTAGCTGTGAACGCTTCTTGAGCATTGTCATAAGCGATGGCAGAACCTTCGTTTTTGACAGGTGCTTGTCCAAAGCCAGATAGTTTTGTTTCTTCTTCGAAACTTCTTTCCGAAGATTCAGTTTCGTAGATTTCTTTGTGCTCTTCCCCATAACGCTCGTATTCCATTCCGAATAAAGCATTAAGGCCAGGAAGCAACTCTTTTAATAATTGAGCTCTTGAAATTGCCATGATTTATTCTCCTTAAATACCAGTCTTGTTAAGATAGCTGTGGCTATCTGGGTTGAACTTAACTAACACATCTGTAGCAGCATCTCCTACTGAAGAACTTGGTGAATCAACAAAATCAACGATTCTGAACGCAAATCCTGAAGTAACAGCTACTGTAGATGCATCTATTGCTATGTCTGAATTACCTGTTGTTGTAGAACCTGTAGTACCAGATTGTACCTCAGCTAAGTAAGCGTTAGCTCCTAAAGCTGTTTGGTCTAAAGAACCATCTGCTTGTACTTGTAATAATACATCAGGGTCATCTACGACATAAGCTACTGCATCACTAGCAACAGTGCTAGCTGGCCAATATTGTGCGAACACTTTTTGGCTTGTATTTGGGTCTGTGTATGAACAACCTACAAACACACCGATAGTCCCTGCTGGAAAACCAGTAGAGTTATCTCCATTTGTAGTAACTAATTCAATGGTTCCCGCTGCTACTATAGAAACGATGTGCCCATTAAATAAGTTTGTACCATAGCCAGACGCAATTTTAATTTGACGAGTAGAACCAGCATAAGGCTGACCACCAATCAAATTTACGGGTCTGAAACCGTAAGGTGCGGCTGAACTTGCCATAATATCATCTCCTTAAAAGAATTATTTATTTCCTTTTCCAAAAGAAGTAGTTGACTTTTTATCAGAGAACAACGGCATTCTAGGGTCATTTTGACGCATTAAATTTTGGTCAACCGCCTGCTCTTGAGCTTGGGCTTTTTCCCTAAAATATTCATTTCTCTGGTCTACCATTTCTTGTGGCATTTTACATAATAGCAGTCCACCAATCTCAATACCGTCTTTGAATCTTGAGTTAGGGTCTGCTGGTATTTGTACTTCTGGGTGGTCTGAATGTTTCACAGGCTCCCAGCCTTCACGCATACGAGAGGACACATTTAGGTTATCAGCTTCATTCACCAACGACACTCTAATCCAACGATACGCCCAGCCAGCTTCATGCTTGATTTCTGGTAATGTTGAACGAGGTTGCCACTGTTTATTTCGAACTTCAGTTTCTTCTCGAACTACTGCTTCTCTACTCTTACGATTGTTGCTTTTATCCATTTGCATTCTCCGTTTTAATTAATTCGCGTGCATATTGCTCTGGTGTTAGCTTGAATTTCTTTGCTAAAGCTAACTGTGTCTTTGTCAATCTAACCTTTTTAGGGCCAGTTGACCTTGTTGCTGGAGCAACTACAGTTGAAGGTTTGCGTTGGGCAGGTTTAGCCTCTTCCAACGTATCAGTCCCAAAATATTCTGGGAATCGTTTTTGCATAGTACTATCAATACTACGGTAATACTCTTCAGATGATGGATTTACTCCACTTCTGACTAACTTTTCATGCAGTCCTAATGCTAATGAAGTCATTTCTTCATCTTGACCGAACCAGGTGTTTTTCTCTTGCCAAGCAAGTGCCTTCGCATCTGGTCGTGGAACACTAGGTTTCACTGTATCTTGGCTTGAAGATACCGCATTTTCATTAGTTTGTAAAGTCTCTTGATTATATTGAGGCTGTCTATCTTGAGCTTGACCCAATTTATATTGAGCTTCGTTCATTTTAGTTTGAGCTTCTACTAACTTTTCACTATCGCCTGCATCATAAGCTTCTCTATACTCTCTTTGAGCAATCGCTAAATCACTTGTATATTTCTCTTGAAGAGTCTTTAGATAATCTGCCTCTCCTGTTGAAAGTGTTTCTTTAAGCTTTCTATTCTCTGACATAATTTGTTCGGCAACTCTTGCAGCTTCAGCTCTTTCGCGGTCTGCTGCTTCTTTTGCACGTCTTTCATCATGCCAAGCTTTTTTCAACTGAGCCATTCTGTTTTTTACTCTATCTGAATAATCATCTAAAGTATCAGCATCAAGCTCTTCTTTTACTTCATCAGGTAAAGGTTGTCTATTTCTATCTGCTTTCGGAGTATCATCTTCAATCTCAATATCAAAGTCTAACTCTCCTTGGACAGGTTCAGCTTCTTTTTTAGGTTGTTTTGGAGCTTCTTCAGGAATTTCTACATCACCTGTGTTTTGCTCTTGAGCAACCTTATCAGCTTCACTAGCCTTTACCTCAACCTCTTCCTCATCAAGTAACTCATCAGGAATCTCATTGATTATCTTTGCCATCTTTGCTCTCCATGTTATGCACGTTCGTAGCCACGTGGGTCATCCACTACAGCTTCTACTGTGTCGTCATTAATAATGCGAAACTCTCTTCCATGTATCTTAATTCGAGTTCCAGAATATGCCCTTGTTATAACAAAGTCTCCCTCTTTACACCAAGGACCTGTAGGAAACCTATCTTTATCTAGATAAGCCATATCTCCTAATTTCATAACAAATAAAACTACTGTTGAGTGTTCCTCAATGTTTTTAGTTTTATCAGATTTAATTATCCCACTCTCATACGCTTCATCTACCTGTGGGACCATGCATAATATACGATATCCTCTTACATCAGGTAATTGCGTAGGTTTGGTTTCTTCTACATCAATTTTAGGTGGTGTCATAGGTGCACCAGATGCAGATACAATTTCTTTAGTAGGTGTTTGTATTTCACTCATCGTCATTCTCCATATGTTGTGCTAAAGAAGCGATAAGTCCTTGAGCTATTTGAAAACCTCTGATTACTCCACATGCGTGCATATATTGGGCGTATTCTTCAGCTCTACCTTGTGCCATATCATCTTTCATGCGTTGTTCTTCCTCACCTAACTGTTTGGCGAGAATCATTAACGATTCATCCATTTCTCTCTCCTTTTGCGTTTAATTACGTTTCATCTTTCTGTCGTTTTATGGCTTCAGCACCTAACTTAGTACCTTCCATAAATTCTTTTGCATCCAACTGTTTTTGTTGGTTGACTGCGTCAGCACCAATCTTAGCACCAGCGATTCTTTCTTGCGACTCTATTCTCATCTTTTCTAATTCAAGTCTTGCTTGGTCAAGAGACGAGTCATCATTCATCTTCTTAGCTTTTGCTTGAGCTTCCATCTGTTTAATTTGTAACTCTTGTTTTTGTATCTGTAACAGTGGGTCATCTTCTTGCTGTTGAATCTGTTGTTGCTTCGCTTCATTAATATTAGTTTGTAGCAACTGTTGTCCTGCTTTAGATACAAGTCTTGAGAGTTCTACTTCCACATCATCTGGTAATACTTCATTTGGTGGAGGTAGTGGAGCTCCAAGTTCTTCTTCAATTCTCTTACGATATTCAAACGCAATATGCTCTGCTATATGAGCTTCTACAGCAGATTGTACTTTTGCTGCATTTGGGCTTTGACCTACTAACTCTCTAATTTTAGGGTCTTCGGCAAAAGCCATATGAGTCTTGATATGGGCTTCGTGATCTTGGTATATAAATGCTTTCACAGGTTTACCATTGATGAGGTTCATGTTCTCTGAAACAGGGTTCATAGGTTTGATATCATCTTTCTTAGGTAATAGTTTCTCAGCATTTTTTACCCCAAGTACATCTAACATTTGTCGGTTAAGTTCCACCATATCATAGATATCTGGGTTCTGTTGTGCCAACTGCATGACTGCTTGATACTGAACAACTTTCTGTGACATTGTTGCAGCATTAGGGTCACTAACAGGAATTACATCCACCAAGTCATAGTCACTTTGTTTTGCCATTCTTGAACCTGTATCAGGTGTATAAGAATATTCTGGTGGTGTAAAATCTCTAATAATTGTTTTTAATAATTTAAATTCTTGTTTCATTGCATAATGAATACGACTTTGTACCGCAGACATTACTTTTAATGTTCTTTCTAAGATAGCAAGTGTTGTTCCTACAGGAGCTTGAGCTGACATATCAGATACTTTTAAATCAGCTGCACTAGCAAATCTTCTACCCTCCTCAATAATCTGATTCATTAATGAGTTTAATACTTGACTTGGTTCTTTATAAGGGAGTGGTAATATATTATCTCTGATGCTACCTGATGGTACATCTACATCTCTAAACTCAGCAGGGGATATTGGTGTGTCATCACCTTTGATTCTAAGTCCTCTAGACTTAAACCCGCCTGGTAAATTAGATAGTGTACCTGCATCTACTAACTGTCTAAGTATCATAGTTCCAGATTTAGCAAACGCACCTATTAAATGTATTAATCCAAAATGATAAAAACCAAAACCAGGAACATAACCATAGTGCACAAAGTGCTGACGTTTCTGTCTAGTTTTGTCATCTTGGTTCCAATTACGTCTGATAGCAAGTACTGTATTGGTACTCTTCTCTATAGTTACGACATAAGGTAATGCGATTCCTGTTTGCTCACCATCCACCTCATCTTCATAACCTTCTAAGTCTAAGTCAACGTGCATCTCTAGTATCTTGAAGCGACTATCTGTAGTTGCACTAAAACCCATCTTCTCAGCTATCTTTTTCTCAACATCATCTAAATCATAAGTTGGCTCACCTAAGTCTACATCTTTATAGAACCCACCAACTTGTAATTTACGTAATTCATTTTGTGTTTTACGCATAACGTGAGTAACCCTTTCTGCACTTTCTAAATCAGATGCACCATAAGGTACAACTAAATCTTCAGCTGGAATATACATAGAAACTTGACGTTCTAAGTTAGGGTCATAATAAACTTTCTTAAAAGCGTTACCTGCAAGACCTAAACCCCATAACATTCTTTCGTGTTCAGGTCTATACTCAACCATTTTCTCGGTGAGTTGATAATTCATATTCTCTCTGACACGATTAGCAGCATCCATATT